GAAGAACTGTCCGTAATCGAACTGGAGCAGAACTTAGCGGACGTTGAGAAGCCGCCAGAACTGCCACCGGGCAAGTACGTAGGCGAAGTGCAAGGCGTCGAAATCAAGACTTCCGGCGCGGGCAACCAGTACTTCGCAATCAAGATGGTCATTCCGACGGATGAAATTCCAGCGGACATTGCGGAACACTACGAAGACGGTGCGATCTTGTACTGGAACCGTAACATCGTTCCGAATGGTAAAGACCGTCGCGCTTTGTACAACCTTCGAAAGTTGATCGAAGCATTGGGCCTCAACTCAAACGCTACCACAGTCGATCCGAACGAGTGGATGGGCTGTAAGGCACGCTTGACTGTCACGCACGAGAAGTATCAAGGCGAAATGCGGGCCGGGATTAAGATGCTCGAACCCGCCGAAGCGGCAAAGGCACGGTCTGCTCCTGCCGCGACTAAGCGTGCAAGAGACAAGTAAGACGCAAAACTAAGGCAGGGGCATTCACGCCCCTGCCTCTTTCCTAAGGTCAATCAAATGCCCGTTGAAACCATACCTGAAGTGACTATCAGTCTAATCGAAGTCCCCGCCGCAGGCCCTACTCAGGTCATCTTCCGTGTCCGAGATAGTGACAAAGCGGATATTGAAAGAGCCGCACGTCGCCTTGGCATGATCCAAGCTGACTTCATGCGGACTGTCCTACTCAATGCAGTGAGAAAGATCAATGCCACACTTGTTGGTTGAGAAGATCGAAGCGCAACACCTTGAACCAGGCGATTTGTATTCAGACAAAGGACCGGAGTTTTGGCAGAATACAAAACTGTGGGCATGTGGTCTGTTCATATGTTTGAAGACGCCGCCGAAGACTGAAGACGATGCAATCTACCGTATAACACTGATCGATAACGATCAACCAGCTATGAACCCAAAGAAACCTCCGGGGATGGAGTGAGCATGTTAACTCAAGAGCAAGAGAGCGCAGTCAGTATGTGCCTCGATCAGAGCGAGCGCATCATCGGCGTCACTGGAGCCGCAGGCACGGGTAAAACTCTGGTCTTAGGCAAAGCCTATACCGAGCTACGCAAGTCCATGCCTGCCTCTGCTATTGTCCTATGTGCGCCTACTGGCCGAGCGGCTAAGCGCATACAGGAGCTAACCGGCATTCATGCCGTGACGATACATAGACTGTTAGAGTTTCCAACGCCCAACGATCCAATAGACTTGACGATCAAGGGCCGTGAAGAGGAACACATAGTCGTAGCGAATGCGAACACAGATCACGAACCTAGACGTTCACGTAGTAACCCGATCATACAGAAGATGGTCTTTGTAGATGAGTCGTCAATGATCGGTGAAACGCTCTATCACCAGTTAGTCAATGCCCTGCCCGCGCGAGGCTGTATCCGCTTCTTCGGTGATAACAACCAACTCCCGCCTGTCGAAGACGGTCGCCAACCATTCATGGACGTGCTGGCAGATAAACCTTCGATAACCCTCACGCTTAACTTCCGTTCTGACGACGAGATTGTCAGTAACGCCCAACGCATCCTCAAGGGCAGCATCCCGCAGAAGAACAGCCGCTTCGAAATAGTCTACACGGACAAACCGCTTCAGGAACTTGCCTTGTTCGCAAAGCGCGACGAGTTCGGTATAGCGACTAATCAAATCATCATGCCAACGCGCACAGGCAAATTCGGTACGCAGCGGATGAACACGAGCTTACAACTCAAGTTCAATCCGCGCGGTGACAGTCTCAGGCTCAGCCGGTTCACGCCTGAAGAGGCCCCGCTACTCGTGCGCCCGCATGACAAGTTCCTATGGATCAAAAATGATTACACATTGGAACTGTTCAATGGCGAAATCGGTATGATCGATTGGATCAATGCCGAGGACGGCACACTTGGGATAGCTACCCCGGACAGGCAAGTGAACGTCCCGGCACGTATCAAGACGTACTCACCATACCTAGGCCATCACATTAACTACGATCCGCGCAAGCAGATCGAACTAGGCTATGCTATCACCACGCATAAGTCACAAGGCAGTGAGTTCGATATAGTCGTCTACTGTATGACTAGATCGGCCTCATTCCTCATCAATAGACAGAACTTCTACACTGGCATTACGCGTGCTAAGCAGCGCGTGATCGTCATAGCGGACAGAATGGCCATGTCCCGTGCAATGATGCGCCGGAAACATATGTGAGTCACATAGAAAGTCACATAGAAAGTCACACACCATGAAATACACAAAGTACATAGTACTAAATGGTCCTCCGATGAGCGGGAAGTCTACTATTGCGCGTGAGCTTAGCCAATATATGAATGAAAGGCACATTGAAACAGTTAGTGACTCATTTGCTGCTCCTATGAAACATTATATATCGACGGCCCTAGGCATGCAGTATGCTTCAATGCCAAAGGACGCGCCACGGGCCGAACTCTCAGGCTACTCGGTCAGAGAGTTCCTAATCGACCTATCTGAGAACTACATCAAGCCGCGCTATGGCGATGGTGTCTATGGCAGATGGCTATCTCACCGCATTGGCCGCATTCAACCATCGCCTTCATTTGTCATATGCGACGATGGAGGCTTTACCGATGAAGTAGACGCCCTAGGCGCAGGCAAAGCAATCATCGTGAGAGTGAACAGGCCAGGCAAAGACTTCAGCAATGACTCACGCAGTTACTTAGACAATCCGCACTATACATTCGACAACGATGGCGACATGGCTGTGCTTTGGACGAAGACGCGGGCATTGGCTTTACACATCATAGCGGGGCATGTACATGGACAATGAATTAGAAAGGCTGCAAGAAGAGAACTGGCAGTTGCGTGGAGCACTTGGCTATCCTGTTCCGGGGCACATTCGGGAAGGCAATTTCAGGTGCGCGCTATGTGAGGCAAAGACAGTTGAACTAATAGAGCTACGTGCCATTCGTGATTTTATAATGCGGGTGTTTGCAGGATGCATCCCATGATGGACCGCACCAAGCTCGAAAACGAGTTCAAGTCATATTGCCTTCAGTCACAAATTGACTGTGACGTATTCAGTGACGGCCCGCTCCATGCTCAGGTCGCCATCGTAGGCGAAGGTCCGGGCGAGACTGAGATACGACAAGGCAAGCCATTCGTCGGCGGCTCTGGTACACTGCTATGGGACTGCTTGAGAAAGTACGGCCTACACAGGGCCAATACTTACATCACCAATGTAGTCAAACGCCAGATCAGCCTTAACCGCAAAGGCTCGGAGAAGCACATTGTATACGCTGATGAATTGGAAAAGTGGATCGGTCTTCTTGAGTGGGAACTGTCTCAGCTTCCTAATGTACGGACCGTCTTCGTCCTTGGTAACTACGCACTCCAAGCTGTTGCGTCCCAACATGGTATCACGAACTGGCGTGGTAGTGTACTCCCTGCCAAGTTACCAAATGGAAAACTTGGCAAGATCGTATGCACTATCAATCCTGCATACGCCCTACGCGAACTTAAACAAGAGCCAGTCTTCATGCTAGACTGTGCCAAGTTGGATCAAGTCGTGCGCGGCACGTATAAGGAATATCCAATTGAAGAACTCATTAATCCGAGCTTCAAAGAAGTCAAGAGTTTTCTGCGTGACTTGCAGAAAGTGGACAAACCCATCGCGCTTGACGTTGAGCACCCTCCGAGCTTGGGCACAGAGACGGTGTGCTACGGTCTTGCGAACGAAGCCCACCGCGCCATGTGCATTAACTTTCGTGATCAACGAGTTAATCGCTTTACGGTCGCGGAAGAGTACGAAATCATGAATACGATCCAAGCTCTGTGTGACTCACATAGGATCATCGCACAGAATGCTTCGCACGAGACGTACTGGTGCTGGTTGAAAGACCGTATCCGCATTCACCCGTGGTTTGATACATTGCTCGGGCATCACACACTGTATCCGCAATGGCCGCATAGCTTGCAATTCCTCACTACGCAGTATACGACGCATCAGTTTTACAAGGACGAAGGCGAGGATTGGAAAGAGAGTGGCGATTTGGACATGCTCTGGCGCTACAATTGCAAAGACGCGGCAATCACATGGGAGATACAGAGACGGTTACTTAAAGAACTCGAAGCTCAGAAGCTAGACACGTTCTTTTTCGAACATGTTATGCGAGCGCAGACGCACACCACTCAGGCCACTGTCCACGGTGTCGCCGTTGACCACTCGATCAAAGCTAAGATCGTGGAACAGTGCGAGGAAGACGTGGCCAAGCTAGAAGCCAACTTCCACCGGCTAGTGCAGGAGCTAGTTGATGAACCTGACTATCATCCGAACCCGAGAAGTTGGCAACAGTTGAAGGAACTATTCTTCACGAGACTGAAGCTGCAAGGCCGAGGACAATCAACAGATAAGACCAATAGACAACACATCATGAACAATCCGGGCACGGCTCCGCTAGTCAAGGAAATGCTTGCGGCGCTAGACCTGTTCTCAAGTGAGAGTAAGTTCCTAGGCACGTTCGCAGAGGCCCGTGTGTATCCACCGACGCAGAGGATGCACTGTGACTATAAGCAGTACGGAGTGCAGAACGCTCCTGGCCGATTATCAAGCTCATCGCTCATCGACGGCACAGGAATGAACATGCAGAACCAACCTATGCGAGCTAGAGCAATGTACGTTGCAGATGAGTGAAAGTCGTTAACATCACAATAAGGAGCGCACATGGACATCGACCCGAACGGCCCTTTGACGGCGGCCCAAAAGGATTGGCTGATACACGGCGACAGGAAACCTTGCGCACGTTGTCTTGGCTCTGGATGGCTGGAACCGATAGGCCCGAAGTCTGACGGCTCCTATATCACAAACCGCCCCTGTCCAAACTGCGACGGACGCGGGCACTAACATCACAATAAGGAGCGCACATGGACATCGACCCGAAGGATTGGCTGCCAACACTAGACGATGTGATGCGTGCGATTTGCTGCCCCAGGGGTTGTCAGGCGAGGGATAGCGATAGCATGTGCCACACTTGCCGCAACCAACACCAGACCCAGGCCGAGGCTGTGATGAAGCTGTACGTTAACAGCGCATTAAGGACATTACCATGCCCAAAAAAGAACGCCCTGTCTTTATCTACTTTGACTCTGCCCAAGCCGAGGCCCGAATCGTAGCATTCAGGGCCAACATACCGAAGTGGAAAGCTCAATTCGAAAAAGCGCGAAAGGACGGTATCTATGACGCGCACCGGGCGCTCGCGAGCGAAATGTTCAAGGTGCCATATGATCAAACACCCAAGCAGGATTTTCTCGATAAGAACGGCCTGCCTGATAAAGACCCTAAATGCGACCACGCCAGTCTTAGACCTACAATTCGTTACATTGCCAAACGGTGCAGGCACGGGCTTAACTATCGCATGGAACGGTTCCGACTCAGTGAGGTTACTAAACTTCCCTATCACGAAGCCTCTCGTGCCTTTGCTCTCTACCATAGTATCACTCCTGAGCTTAGACGATGGTGGGAGCAGGCCGAAGCAGACTTTCGACGAACGCGAGAAGTACACAACGCTCTTGGAAGACGTTTTAAGATCATCCAACGTATCGACGATGAAGCCTTGAAGTCACTAATCGCGTACTATCCACAGTCGAGCCTAGGTGACATGATTGTGCGTACTTGGTATCAAGCGCAAGAGGATGATAGATGGCCCGCGTATAATCAGGCTCGCGTGTGCCTCAACGTACATGATAATCTCGTGG